TATGCACAGGGATAACCGGTTATTAGAGTTTCAATTCTATATCTGTCTTCTATGTTCCCTGTATGCACAGGGATAACCGGGCTAAAGCAAAAACTTTCATTAAATCCTTAAAATGTTCCCTGTATGCACAGGGATAAACCGGAAATGAGTCTATTTCCTAAAGATATTGTTGGATGTTCCCTGTATGCACAGGGATAAACCGATGGGCATAATAGTCATATCCTTCAGGTACATATGTTCCCTGTACGCACAGGGATAAACCAATAGAGCTCAACATTATTGTAAAAGTTCCCTGCACATGCAGGGATATTCACTGTTTTGTAAAATATTAAAAATCCAGTAAATCAGGATTAATACCTAGCGCGTTAGCGATTTTAATTCGTGTCGCTTTTCTTAGCGTTTGACTTTTTTCATATTGAGAATATGCAGATTGAGTTATGCCGATTTTTTCAGCTACTTCAACTTGCGATAATTTTAGGTATTCACGCCACGCTTGAGCAGGTGAATAGTTATTATCAAAAACCATATTAACAACCTCACTAGGTACGCCTGTATCAGTGTTAATTTGTTTAATATTTGATAATTCTAAATATTGAGCGTATGGCATAACCACAAACTGTGGTTGCCCTTGCTCATTATTAATAAACTGTATGTTATTAGTACGTGCGTTCATCTCGTTTTTTCACCTCCTCGATAGAAACAATATGAATAATGCCATCAAAATTAAAAAACACTCGATAATTTCCAACTCGTAATCTGTATTGATATTTGTAATTAGTCAGAGATTTTACATTAATGCAATTCGGCATGTTTGATAGTTCATCAATTTTATTACGAATCAAAGCGCTATTTGGAATTTTTCTTAATTGCTTCAATGCTTTTATTTGGTAAATAACTTTATTCATATTTTTGCGTTAGTTGATTTTTATATAAGTATTATATAAGAAATATAAGATATGTAAAGTAAAATATAAGTATTTTTGCAAGAAATATAAGTATTTTCGCTCACCGCCCTCGTGGCGGTTTTTTATGTCTGAAAATTATAGGTAATTTATGTCAGATTCATTATATACCGCAATAGAAACTCAAATTAAACGGGCACAATCAAATATCTATACAGCATTACCAGCAAAGGTCATCAGTTTTAACGGGCATACGGTTAGCTGTCAGGTAATGATCACCCGTGTTATCGCTAATAACCAAGAAGTGTCGATTCCTCCATTAGTTGATGTGCCCGCGCAATTCCCTCATGCAGGTGGGTTTTGTATTACTGTGCCGATAAAACATGGTGATGAGGGACTGGTTGTTTTTTCCAGTCGGTGTATAGATGGCTGGTACACGAGCGGGAGCCAATCAAAACCGTTAGATAACAGAATTAACGATTTAAGCGATGGTTTTTTTATCGTTGGTTGTAATAGTGTGCCAAATAAAATACCTGATTTTTACCACGACGGTGCATCAATGCAAACTGATGACGGATCAACGTATATTAGATTAACAGAGGGAAAAATCTACATAAAGGGTAACGTTGAGCACGAGGGAGATACAAATCAGACTGGTAACTATAATCAAAATGGTAGTTTTAATCAATCAGGCGGTAACACTACTAGCACAGGAACAATTACGGCTGACGATGTCAAAACTAATAGAGGTGTTGATTTAAATACTCATATACACGCAGGTGTACAGAGTGGTAACAGCACAACAGGAGAACCAAAATGATAGTTAGAGGATTAGATAACAGCCATGATTGGACGTTTGGGCGAGGTTTAACTAATTACCTCAACAGATCTGATGCAATAGCACAATGTGTAAAAACCAAATTATTAGCATTAAAACGAGATTGGTTTTTGAATCGTGATGATGGCATAGCGTGGTTTGATTATCTCACTAAAAACCCAAATACAAAACAATTAGAAATTGACGTTAGAACAGAGATTTTTAAGATTGATGGTGTCATAAACATTGATCAGTTTGATCTTCTACTCAACCCAGAAACGAGACAATTTTTAATTCAAATCACCTATACAGATAAATTCAATAATTCTAATGAGGCATCAATCAATGTTACAGATCAGTGAAAACGGCATACAAATTGATGATTTATCCACGATTCAAAACAGGTTAGTTAGCGCGTTTAAATCTATTTACGGCGATGACATTAACCTCGATAGTGATACGCCAGACGGGCAACTATTAGGGTTGTTTTCGCAGGAATTAGCCAACGTCCATCAGGTTGTATCGTTTATCGTGCAAATGTTAGATCCGTATCAGGCTACTGGGCAGTGGTTAGAACAGCGTGCAATGTATGCAGGAATAACACGAATAACCGCATCCTATTCCTATATAGATGACGTGATTATAACAGGAACACCTAAAACAACCGTCCCGATCAATTCAATATTTATTGATAGGAGTAAAAATAAATGGGTTTCGACAGAGGAGACAACACTAAACTCGAACGGTAGCGCCAGAACCAAATTTAGATCGTTAGAACTGGGTAACTATATTATTAACGCATTAGAGGAATTTACACCGAGCACGATAATTTTAGGTATTGAACGGGTCACATCTAACAGTAACAGTTATGGCGGCGTTGATGAGGAAACCGACGAACAGCTATTAAATCGTTTTATGCTATCTCATTCAATTAATAATTTCGATGATCGGCAGGGTCTACAGTCAGCGTTATTAAATATTATTGGTGTCAGTAAATGTATTGTTTATGAAAATTTTACTAGTAACACAGATGAAAAAAATATTCCACCACATTCACTAAATGCCGTCGTTTTAGGTGGCTCTGATGAAAAAATAGCAGAGGTTATTACTAAAAAAAAGATCGGCGGATGTGGTTTATTTGGGAAAATTGAAAAAAATTATCTACATAATGGGCTATCCAGAAAAGTTTTTTTCGACAGACCTAAAAAAATTGATGTAAACGTATCAATGCTCATCGGTCGGTATAAATCGTTTGATGATATTAACACAGAGCAAATCCAGAAAAATTTAAAAAATTTAAATTTTAATATTGGCGAGAATGTTTATGCATCACGTATTGTGTCTAATATCAATCTAGTAGATGGTTTCTATATTAAATCACTCACTGTTAATGATTCAAATATTGCTGAAATCGGATATAGAGAATACGCGCAGATAAACAATGTAGAGGTGCTGATTGAATAGAAAAAATTTTATTATTTGGCAGTATCGCACCAAACCTAACGCAATCGGCACTATTAGAGCCATCTATAAAGAAACTGATTCAACATTTCAAAAAATAATCCAAATTGCAGACGTTCTAAATATTGACACAGCTACTGGCTACGCGCTGGATTTGATTGGTCGTCATGTTGGCGTATATCGAGTTTTACCAGCCGTAATTGCTAAAAATTATTTTGGGTGGCGTGACGATGTGACCTCTCTGCCGTTTGGTGTTGGTGAATTTTACAGACGCGGTGATGCGTTATCATCCTCAGTCGTTCTGAATGACGATGATTATCGTTTTTTTATCCGCGCGAAAATAGCTAAAAATTATCAAAATGGAACGCTAGATAATATTGTTAAATCAGTTCAGTTTGTTATTGGTAGCCACAGCAACATTATTGATTCACTGGATATGAGCATGAATATAATCATCAATAGTAACAAATTGAGCTCACTAATCCTATACGCAATCAGCAAAATGGATATTTTAGTGAGACCAGTCGGCGTCATGTATAACTATACAGTATTAGATAATGATACGCCATTTGGTTTTGCTCACGATAGTGATAGCTACGGGTTTGGTATTGGTAAATTTGTGAGACTACAACACATAGAAATAGGAATTAATTAATGAAAATTCAAAAACAGCCAGATTATTATATTTTTGCCGACTCAGCGAAAAACGGCGAGATAGAGGTGTTCCCTGATGTTAATCGAGGATGGGGCATTACAATAGACCGCACGGGCTCTAAACCGCCACTCGAATGGATGAATGGGGCATTCAATAGGGTTGATAAAAATATACTGTATTTGCTACAACAGGGCGTGCCAGAATGGAGCACAAACGTAATTTACCCTACAAACGCTATTATTAAATATAACGGCATTTTATACACTGCCACAACTGAAAATGAAAACTCTAACCCTAAAACCAGCAGTAAATGGCGGGAAACGATCGACAGGGTATCAAATGCGACCACCACGCAGGCGGGAGTTGTTACATTGAGTTCCGCCGTTGATAGTAATTCAGAAACCACAGCGGCAACATCGTTAGCTATCAAACGGGTGAATGACGGAGCAGTAAAAAAATCGGGCGATACACTGACTGGGCAGTTAACGTTATCCCAACATGGCGTGAAATTGCCATTTGACAATGGTAATTCAATAGCATTAAAAATATCTAACGATCAGTATTCACACATTTTTTATAACTCCGCAACTCAACAGCGAACGAACATATTAGCCTACAACCCAACAAAAAATGAATGGAATTTTCAATCTATTAATGACGTTACAATTAACGGTAAATCAGTATTGAAAACAGGCGATTATGGGATAGGGTCATTGACTGGTGCTCCAATAACTAACGCTAACGATAGATTGCCTAGTGGCTGGTACGCGACAAAAACATCAAATTACCCGGATTTATCAGGGGACGATTCAGCAGCACTGATTGTTTATAGTACTGAAAATAAAAATTATAGCATTGAAAAAATTATATCTATCGCGTCAAAAATACCTGTGGAGCGTATTCGCTGTAGAACACCAGACGGAGCGCAATCATGGTATGAAAACATCACAACAGCAAATATTAACCGTTATCTGCCTGTTGGCGTTCCGATACCGTATCCGTCTACAACAGTGCCGAATGGATTCCTCAAATGCAACGGTTGGGAATTTGACAGAACAGCATATCCCGAATTAGCCAAAATGTACCCTAGTGGATATCTGCCCGATTTGCGCGGTGTTTTTCTACGTGGTTTAGACGATGGCAGAGGTATTGATAACGGCAGACAAATATTGAGTTATCAGGGTGATGCCTCCCGAAAAATCTGGGGTGAGATATCGCCTATATCCGAGTCGTTTGGTGCAGAGCCAGTCGCTACAGGAGCGTTTAGCTATTTTGAGAAATATTCAGATCATTCACCGTCTAGTATCGATCGCGATATTGCCTGTGGTGTGTATTTTGATTCGTCACGAGTTGTACCTACCGCTGATGAGAATCGCCCGCATAGCGTTGCGTTTTTGTATATAGTCCGAGCCGCATAATTTTAATAATTTTTAATTTTGGAGATTTATATAATGAAACATCAACTACAACCACAATCGCCGTTATTTGATAAACGCGGATTTGCAACACGAGCAGGGTGGGCAGTAATTTACAATTACGATCCTGATACTGGCGAGTATATAAATGCCACGTACGAATTTATTCCAGAGGGTGTACGCCCTCAGGGTAGTGCGTGCCTAGATGCTCCCGCTCCTGTTGATGAAAATTGTGCAATTGTTCGCGCTAAAAATAGCTGGACGTATCCGACAGATAATCGAGGTCAAATCGTATATATCATTGCAACAGGTGAAAAACATATTTTTAATAAATTAGGCGATATTCCACCTGATTACACGTTATTATCTCCAACTAGCCAATTTGATAGTTGGGACGGTGAAAAATGGGTATTGGATAATGAAAAACAGCATCGATATCACGTTAATTTGGCTACGAAACAAAAAAAATTGTTATTGAGTGAGGCAAATGAACAAATCGAGTATTTAACGGATGCTATTAATGCGAATATCGCGACTGACGCGGAAAAAAATTTATTGGCGGAATGGAAAAAATATCGTGTATTGCTAAATAGAGTTGATGTTAATCTCGCGCCCAATATTGAGTGGATTAAAAAACCACAAATTGATAACGTATAGTTAATACATAATTCGCCCGAAAATATCGGGCGTTATTTTAATAATTTATGCTATTTTTATTTAATTATATTTGAGTCAATAAATGAGAGAATTGTTAGAGTAGAGTTTTGGGAGATGACAATAAAAATTGGTTATTTTAATATTAAAAAAACAAATTTACGGCGGAGGTTTTACCCTGATTTTACCCTAGTTTTACCCCAATACTATTTTTAAAATTAATTAAAATTTCTTGTAAGGCTTGTGGAATAAGGGATTGAATTGGTACGCCCGGGTGGACTCGAACCACTGACCCCCACCATGTCAAGGTGATGCTCTAACCAACTGAGCTACGGGCGTATATCGGAAACACGCAAATATTAACGGGCAATTCGATTTGTAT